TGGCAGACACTCCCTCGACGCTGGCCCAGACAGATGACGAGTCGGCCCACGTGAGCACGGTCTCACCGAGGGAGTTGGTCGCTCCCGTGGCGATCTGCACGGTGACTCGCTCGCGGAGCTGGCCAGGGTCGATCACTGGTAGGCCCCCCATTTGATCGAGTCCAGCAGCGCATTTACGCCGAACTCGACTTCCTTGGACACGGTGCCGGTCAGGACGCCGGATCGGCCGCGGTCGTACCAGTGAGCCACCAGCATGAGGATGGCCGAGCGGACGACCTTGGGAACCTTCGTGCCGTCCTCGCCGTAGCCGGCCCACCAGGTCACAGAGACCGAGTTGCGGTCCAGCAGGTGCGACGGCCAGGTGCCGGCGTACACCGTCCGAATTACGCCCGGCTCGGAGGTGCGATCCACGCGGTACTCGGTGGCTGCGAGCGTGGCGGTGCCGCCGCCCTCGAGGCCGTACGTGATCGTTGTGGCCGTGTTCCCGGCAGCCGTCGCAACCGGCGGGCGCGGCAGCTCGATCTCCCACGGGAACGTGTCGAGCGTCATGACGTACTGCGTGTGGACGAACGTACGCTCGGTGTACGTCTCGCACCACTCGCGGGCGGCTGAGACGAGCGCGGCGATGTACGTGTCGTCTGCCTCGGAGTCGACGCGCAGATGCAGCTTGGCGTCTGCCACGCTCACAGGCTCGACGACAGGGCCGGAGGCCTTCGTCAGGCTGCGGTACTTCATGATCGGCGCCTCCGGCGTGGTGTCCTGTCGGCAGTCTCGACGACCGCGTCGACGGCGGCCGTCTCGATCACGGCGGGTGCCGGCGACTGCTGCACCGGCGCGGCCCGGCCCTGCTTGATCCACAAGTCGGCCACGCCGCCGCCAACGGTGACGAGCTGGCCCTTGATGAATCGCTGGAACCCCTTGACGATTCGCACTGTCTGCGGCATCAGCCGACCCTCCAGATGTCGTCGGGCTTCTTGCCGGTGCCGTTGAACTCGGTCGTGTACTGGTACACCGGCGTTGCGAGATCCTTGCCCGGGTAGGTGATCACGTACTCGCCGTGGCCGATGACCACTCGCGGTGTGACGAAACAGCGGTTGCCGGACCGCTTCCACTGCCTCCAGAAGTAGATGTCGTCGTCGACTCGTCCGTCGTTCCAGCTCCCGTCCTGGTCGGGCTGCGACCAGAACCAGGGCTTGAGGCACCGCTTGAGTGCCCGGGTCGAGATCACGGTGCAGCCGAAGTGGGCGGCGTCCACCTCCTGAACGGGCTCGCCGAACCACTCCCGCGGCACGTGGTTGGTGCCGTCCGCCGGCGGATCGTCGAGCGTGCCGAGCATGGTGAACATCGGCCTGCCGTCCTCGCGCTTGGTCTGGATCGGTGCGAGCGCGTCGCAGCCGAACGTCATAGCCATGGCGAAGAGCTGCTCGATGTCCTGCCGAAGCACGAAGGAGTCGTAGTCGAGCGTGAGGATGTACTCGTAGTCGTCGATGACCTGCTCGAAGATCCGCGTGTTGACCTGCGACCAGAACGCCCCGGTGCCCATCGTGGGCTCGATCCCCAGCGGCACCAGTGCCTTCCACCAGCCAAAGTGATTGCTGGTGAACGACAGCCGTGGCATGGACAGCACGGCGTGCACGCGAATGTCGACCTGGGTCTCGCCCACCTTGACCAGCATGCGGCCTCCCTGAAAACGCGAAACGGGCGGCGGGGGCAACCCGCCGCCCGCTTGGGCGTGAACGTCGCAGGCGCGTCAAGTTGTCAGCCGACCACGGCGACCGACGCGCCCTTCTCGGAGGCGGTGTCCGGCCCGTCCTCGGGCTTGCCAAGCCGGGCGACGCTGTAGACCGAGCCGGTCGCGTTGCCGGTGGCGAGCACCTTGAGGTACCGCTTCTTGCCGCGGAGGTCGACGTCGAACCGGACGACCACGTCCGACGAGGTGTTCGCCGGCGTCGGGATCGTGAACGACGTGCCGCCGACGTAGCCGGTCACATCCGCGTAGCTCGACGTGCTGTCGCCCTGCTGGAGCTTGAGCACCAGGGCCACGGCCGAGTTGGTTCCGGCCGCGGCGACCTTCTCGAAGCACACGTCGATGGACGCGTACTTGTAGCCGAGGGTGTCGATCTCGTGGCTGTGCGTGGCCGACGTGGTGATGTCGTCCGACAGGCTGGCGAGCGTCTTGCTGTTCTCGAGGCGGTTCATCGGGACGGGTCTCCGTCAGGAGGATGGATCAGGTGAGCGACGCCGGACGACTGGATCAGGAGTTGCCCTTGATGGCGACCACGGCGCCGGCGGTCGACGAGTCGCCGACGGAGTGCCAGACCATGGTGCCGCGGGCCACGCCGGTGAAGAGCGTCTGGTCGTACTCGACGTACCGCTCGGTGCTGACGCGGGTGGCGAACGCCGAGCGGAGGCCGAACATCCCGGCGAGATCCGGCCGCCCGAAGTAGGCGATGATCTCGTTGGTGAAGTCCGTGTCGGTCGCGTGGGTCTGGTCGGTGATCTCCACCGGGAACCCAGCGAAGGACAGGCCCGTGCCGCCCTCGACCGAGACGCGGCCACCGGCGGCCATGTCGAGCCGCTGCATCGCCAGAGCGAAGCCGACGGACGAGATGTACCAGCGGGCACCGTTGAGGGCGTACCGCGGGAGCTTGCCGAGGGCGCCGAGGAAGTCGGCCGCGGTGAGCTCCTCCCACGTGTCGCGGCCAGAGCCGGTCGTGTGGACGGAGGCCGAGCCGATCTTGTTCTTGAGGCCGTAGACCCCGCCGTAGGTGCTGGTGCCGTCGCCGGCCACAGCCGCCGCCTCGAGCTTGGCCGCGATGGCCGTGGCGAACTCCTCGGTGACGAAGTCGCCGAGCGCGATGGCCGAGTCGGCCAGCACCTCGTTGGAGACCTTCGTGCCGACCGTGAGCTTGGAGGCCACGAGCTGCACCTGGTTGACGGCCGGATCGCTCGTCGAGATCTCCGCGTTTTCGCCGGTCCAGTTGGCGGTGACGCCGGAGACCCGCTTCGGGAAGATCACGGTGTCGCTCGCCATCGGCACCTGCTGCATCGAGCTGGCCCACACCGAGTAGGTGTCGACCAGGCGGATGAGCTGGGCCACCATCACGTCCGGGACGAGCGCGCCGCCGGCGGAGTTGCTGGCCTCGGACATCGTCCGCACCTCGATGCCGTTGTCGTGGCACCACTGGCGGGCCTCGGCATCGCCGGCGTAGCTCGCCTTGAGCCACTGGCCGACGGTGTGGGCGTCGCGCTCGTTCTTGTACGCGCGGAGCTTGCCGCGGAACGGAATCGCCTCGATCCGCACGGCCGGCTCGGCCTTGGCGGGAGCGGGCGTGCAGCGGTCGACGACGGACCGCAGGCTCTTCTGCGACTCCGCGACGCGGTGCTCGAAGTCGAGGGACTTGGTGATCTCGTCGGCGCGACGGGAGAGCGTCTCCAGCTCGAGGTCACGAGCGGCGACGGCGTCGGCGTCCGGGCACTCGATGGCACGCACGGCGTCCATGCGGGTCGAGACGGCGGCGGCCTCGTCGGTCAGGAGCTTGATCTTGTCCATGGCCTGATGTCTCCAGGGCGCCGCGGCGGCATGCCGCAGGTCGATGCCTGGAGACTAGGACTGGCCACCGGCACCCTTGAAGAAACGCAGCGCGGAATGTGTTGTGCGGACAACGCAGCGGCCTCTGGCGCCGCAGCGCGGGCAGCGCAGGTACCGCAGCTGCTCGGACCCGCAGGCCCGGCTGGACCGCGTCCGCATCGTCTCGCCGCACTGGCACCGCGGACGTTCAGCCACGCATCGCGCTCCGCAGGCGAAGGGCAGCGGCCGCCGCGGCCCAGTAGGCCAGGGACCGCGAGGACACGGGAGCCGGCGAGGCGACAGGCTCCTGGCCGGCCAGCCACGCCTGGTAGGACCGCATCGCCACGCTGGCGGACGTGGCCGGGTAGGCCGGCACGAGCACCGGTCCCACCTCGTACAGGCCGGACACCTCGCGGATCTGCCGCACGGCGCCGCCCTTTTCGTCGGTGACGAACTGCTCGCCACGCTGGTCGACGGTGAAGGCGAACGAAGAGCCGCGAACGTCGCGCCGCTGGATCAGCTCGACCACGTCGGCCCGGCTCACGGGCGGCGAGACGACGTACCGCAGGCCCTTCTCGTCGCTGGACAGCTCCAGCGTGCCGGACGACGCCCGGCCCAGCACGATGTTGCTGTCGTGGTTGAACAGGGCCACGACGTCCTGGCGGCCCCGCTCGCGGCCGAGGATCTTGTCGAAGGCTCCAGGCAGGATCATCTCCCGGAAGCCGCCCAGATCGAGCGACAGGCGGTTGTAGACCGCGGCGTAGCCGACGATGGCCGCTCGGCCGTCGGCTCGCGTCTCGATCACCAGGTCGTCGTCAGCCTCGATGGCGAGGTCTCGGCGCTCGATGTCCATGGTTGCGCTCCTGTTCTCGTCTTCAGCGTTCATTCGTTCCGCAAGCGTGAAGTCGATGGACTCATACGCCATGGCACGCCTCCGGTGCCTTGATGAACTGCGGCGAGTCGTCCACCCACACATCCACGCTGATCCCGGCCTCCTCTGCCGCCTGCTCCTTGAGCCGCTCAGGGCCGACCAGGAGCACCTGCGAGAAGGCCGGCGCGTACTCGCCGAGGGCCTCGGCCACGACCTGGCGGTCGGTCTCTGGACGACGCGAGACCATCACGACCGTATTCCCGCTGGCGGCTGCGCTCTTGGCGAACTGGCCCCAGAGCGTTGGGTCGGCCGAGAACGTCCTGTCGTAGTCGATGCTGATCGTCAGCGAGCGGCCCTCGGCCTCGGCCTGGTCCTCGAGATCGTCCGGCGGCGACGACTCCACCTCGGCGACCGGCGTTGGCTCAGCGGCCGGTGTAGCCGGCTCAGGATCGCTGGAGGTAGCAGACTCGACGGTCTGCATGTTCAGCGGCACCAGGCGGAGGCGACCGGCACCGGCGGCCAGCGGCGGCATGCCAAGGTAGGCCCGCGCCTCGTCCAGGTCGTACACGCCGCGGTCCAGCATGGCCGTGACGAACGCAGACTGTGCCGCCGAGTCGCCACGAAGCAGGCCGTTCACGTTGTGCTCGGCGAAGTACCGCTCGTCGTCCGCGATCAGGTCGCGGGAAATCGCCGCCTCCCAGCGCCTGAGGTGCGGCAGCAGGCAGTGCTGCACGAACTCCGTTCCCTGCACCTCGATGTTCGAGAACGTGCTTCGCGTCAGATCCTGGATCATGTGCGGCGGCATGCGGAACGCCCGGCAGATCTCGATCACCTGGTACTGCCGCGTCTCCAGGTACTGGGCCGCCTCGTTGCTGCCGCTGAGCTCCTTGGCCTTCACGCCGTTGGGCAGGACGGCCGTGCGGAACGCCCGGTCGGCGCCGCGGTGCATCCGTTCCCACGCCTCGCGGAGCCGCTCGGCAGCCTCCGCCGGGATCGGGTTGTCGCTCTCCAGGACCACTCCGGGGCGGGCGCCGTTGCCGAAGTACGACGAGCCGTGCTGCTCCAGGGCCCGGGCCAGCCCGATGGCGTCACGGCAGATCGTCGTCGGCATCAGCCCGTTGATCCCGTCGAGCGACAGGAACCGCAGGTGGAAGATCTGGTCCTGCCGGTACAGCGTCTCTCGACCGTTTCCGCCGGGCTCCCGGTAGCGGTAGCGCAGGGCACCGTTTTCCAGGCGCTCCACGGTCATGTTCGCTGGATGCAGCGGCCGCAGCTCTGCCACCGCGCCGGCTCGCGCGTTGCTGATGATCTCAGCGAACGACTGGCCGTACATCAGGTACAGGGCCGTCATCTGCTCGCGGAACTCGAACGCCGTCTGCCAGCCGTTGGGCTGCTGGTGCAGTAGGCGGTACAGCGGCGATCCCTCGGCCCGGATGCGGTCGTTGCCCTGCCGCTCGTAGAGATGCAGCGGCAGGCTCGCCACGCTCTCGGAAATCACGCGCACGCACGCGAGAAACGCCGAGCACTGGAGCGCCACTTCCGGTGTGACGCGGACTCCTGACGGAGTGCGACTGTCCGGGTACCAGTCCATGCCACGCAGGTCGATCATCCGCCAGTCGCGGCCGCTGGCCACCTCGATCACCTCGTTGGCGCTCATAGGATCAGGATGTCCCAGTTGGTGTCTGCCGGCCGAGCCGTCGCGGCGTCCGCCAGGCCGATGGCCATGACCGCCGCCACGATGCCGTCGATCTTCTCCGTGCTTCTCTGCTTCGACGGCTTGATGTTTCCGGCGTGGTCGTGCTGGATCGCCACGTTTCCCGCCTGCCAGGTGAGCACCGGATGCCCGCCGTGCAGCAGTCTGCCAGCGACGACAAGCGACTCCAGCCGCTTCGCCGGCGCTGACATTGAGCCGTAGCCCTGCCCAAAACCTACGACTTCCAGGCCGTCTCCTTGAAGTTGGACCGCCAGCTGCGTCGCGTTCCAGCGGTCGATGGCGATCTGCCGAATGGCGTATTTCTTCGCCAAGGCGTTGATGTCCGCGCGAACCTGGTCGTAGTCGGTGACGTTCCCCGGTGTGACATGCAGGTGGCCCTGCTTGTGCCACAGGTCGTAGGGCACGCGGTCCCGACGCACTCTCTGCCGCATGTT